TGTCTCCTCTTGATTCAGATAAAACTGCTGATGTTCACTTTTCAGCATCGCCTTGGTACTCATATAAGAGCTTGAAATTCAAAGGTGGTACAACTGCTAGACAGCATTTTGAGTTCATGATTGATTTATCTAGTGCCTCTGAAGATTACAAGACAGACAATGTGTTTATTCGCTTTGGCACAAATTATGGTTTCCCTGCTGGGACTAGAGTTTCCATTGAGAATGCGATGCTATCGATTGGCTCTCATTTTCCAGATTATGTTCAATCGGTTGAAGATGTAATGGATGGTATCAATTCAAAAGCTGACCAGGGATTGACTCAGGAACAGTTGAATGCCCTCAATGAGAAGTCACAGATTTTAGAGGCTGAAATGAAAGCGAAAGCATCGATGGAGGCCTTTAGTGAATTAGAAAAAGCATATAATGCCTTTGTTGACAAGAATGCTAAAGATGCAGCCCAATCTGAAAAAGATTTGATTGAAGCAGGTAGAAGAATTGAGTTATTGACAACTCAATTTGGAGGATTATCAGAGCTTAAAACATTCATCGATACTTACATGAAAAGCACAAACGAGGGCTTGATTATTGGTAAAAATGATGCAAGCTCTACTATCAAAGTATCAAGTGATAGAATATCTATGTTTTCCGCAGGTAAGGAAGTTATGTATATTTCGCAAGGTGTTATCCATATTGACAATGGTATTTTCACCGCATCAGTTCAAATTGGGCGTTTTAGAACAGAGCAATACCATCTTGACAAAGACGTGAATGTTATACGATATGTCGGATAAAAGGAGATAAAATGGCAAAATACAGTAATTCAAGTGGTAGCTTATTTTTAAATGTTTACATTGATCAGGGTGCGCAGGATATCGCTGCAAACAAAACATCGGTAAACTGGGAAATGACAGTTAGTCGCTCAAGTTATTATCACACATATAACAAAAGTGGTAGTAGTACTCTTTCGCTATCTCTTGATGGGCGTAATGTCCACAGCAGCAATCCAAATTGGGAGGTCTGGGACGGAGAGGTTACTCTTGCTAGGGGTTCAAGTACCATAACCCATAATGTAGATGGAAGTAAAACTCTACCTCTGTCCTGCACATTTAACCCAAATAATGGCTATCATGGAGCAATTACAGTTACGGCTAATATTAGTCTAACTACCATTCCACGGGCTAGTTCTGTAAGTGTAAGTGCTGGGACTATTGGTAGTCCAATCACAATCAATATTAGTCGTCATAGCTCAGATTTCAAGCATACAGTACGGTATGCTTGGGGTAGCAAGTCTGGTACTATCGCCTCTAACGTTGATACATCCACAACATGGATGATCCCTCTTGATTTTGCAAATGAGATTCCAAATAGCACAAGTGGTACTGGAACAATTTACGTTGATACATACGCAGGTAGCACCAAAACAGGTACTCAATCAGCTATATTAACAGCGAGCGTGCCAGGGAGCATGAAACCTACATTTTCTAGTGTTACTTTGACAGATACTAATGGTGTTGCTAGGGGATTACTGAACGGCAATAACTTTCTTCAAATCGTTTCAGATATCCAGGTAGACTTTAATGGCGCTAGTGGTGTCTATGGTTCAACCATTACAGGTTATAGGGCTGAAATTGTTAATAAGAACCATGTTGTTACAGAAAATGGTGGCAGGCTTGGAATGATGAATTTTAATGGATCAGCAATGATTCGAGCTAGTGTGGTTGATAGTCGAGGTAGGCGATCAGATGCTAAAGATATTGCTATCAATGTCATTGAGTATTTTGCTCCCTCTCTCAGCTTCTCAGCTGTTAGAACAAGAGGCAATACAAATACATTGCAAGTGTTAAGAAATGCCCGAATAGCCCCTATAATGCAGTCAGGAAAGCAAAGGAATGTAATGTCCTTAACTTTCAAAGTTGCTCAGATAGGTAATGAGAATTTCACTGCCGATAATGGTAGTGCATCTGGTAATTTTACAAGTATTCATACATTGACTAACTCAGCTGCTAACATGGCGGGGAATTATCCATCGAATAAATCCTTTGTGATTATTGGTAAGCTTGAGGACAAGTTTACAAGCGTTGAATTTTCTACAACAGTAGCAACTGAAAGCGTAGTAATGTCCTACGATAAGAACGGACGTGTAGGCATCGGTAAGGTTGCAGAATTGGGGAAACCTGGTTCATTGGATGTTCTTGGTGATATCTACTCAAACAACAAGCCTATCCAGCAATATCAGCTAACTAATGCTAATAGTAGCATTAACAAGGGGCAGGGTGAATGGAATGATATCTGGAATAAGCAACAGACTGAGTGGGGCTGGAGGAACGGGAGGTATGCTGACAATCCCACTGGTAAAGATGGTGAGTGGGGACTATTCCAAAATTATTGGTTGGATAGCTGGAAGGGTGTTCAGCTATTCACCTCGATTTTATCAGGAAGATTATTTTTAAGAACTTATCATGATACCGATGCGTGGAAACCATCACAATGGAAAGAAGTTGCTACTGTTCAAAAAACAGTCCAGAGAAAAATTGAGCTAGGCTGGTTTATCAACGTAAACATCACAAGAATTGGTAATATGGTTACAATTTCGACAGAAAGAAAAATCACAAATATCAACACGGATTCAGACTATCGAGAAGTTAAGGAAACTATCCCAGCTGGATTCAGACCAACTCAAGAGGTTAATTTTATCTTACAAGGATTGTCTGATTCAACAGTAACTGGAACGGCCATCTTGCACCTTGCAACAGATGGTAAAATCCGTCTGACAAGTAATTCAAAGGGTAATAAATACTGGACAGGTACAGTCACTTATATTACAAATGACCCTTACCCTTAAAAACGTAAAAAATCCCTATCATTCTGTAGATAATTAAATTAAAAGGAGGAAATATGAAACTAGAATATGGTTCAAAATCACAAGAATTTGATGCGAGCGGAACAGCATCAGCGACAAAGGTTATGCTAGTTAATTCTGATGGTGCTAACATTCCTGTATTTTTACCACCTGACAAAATCAACTTATCTAACACAGAACTTCTAGAACTATCTTTAGAGGTTGTCTATCAAGAAAACTTCCCAAAACGTGCTGAAAACGAGAGGTTCAATAAGGTTGATGAACAGTTGCAAAAAAACAACGAAATGGCAGGTAAAGCAGAACAAGCGGCAACCGAGAACAAGCAATATCTCAATGCCATTTCAGAAATTACTGAAGTTCTAATAGCTCTTGCTATTAGTCAAAATGGGGGTATGGTTACGACCGCTTATAGTAAGGTGGCTACATTTGTTAAGCCACTTGTAAAAGACCATCGATACTCAAATGGAGATATCATCTCAGGTGCTTATCCGCATGACAGCAATCCAAAATGGCCACGAGGGACACAGACCATCTTTAAATTTCAGATGCAAGCGACAGAGGGTTATACTTACAAAGACCAGTCACTATCTGATATGTTACAGCAAGGTGTGCTGACCGTTGTCATGCCAAGGATTGAGTAAAGTAAAAGGAGGTGTATATGCCAGAATACGAGCGTTTAATTGTACAGTTCGTTTTCTCTCTCGTCCCTGTTGTAACTCTGTATTTCTCAATGAAAGACCGCAATACAAAGCAAGAAAATCGTATTACGGCTATGGAAAAAGACATTGAAAATCTGCAAGAATTTAAAGTGTCAGCAAATAAGCGGCTTGATAATCACGACGAGCAAAACAAGGCTATACTTGTTCTAGCTGAGCAAGTTAAGTCTCTTGGCGAGGACGTGAGAGAATTAAAAAACCTAATTCAGAACAAACAATAAAAAAGGAGAAAAACATGATTAATTGGAAATTGCGTTTGCAAAATAAAGTGACACTAGTAGCTTTTTTAGGAGCGGTGTTTTTGATGGCACAACAATTCGGCCTTGAGATTCCGAAGAATATTCAAGACGGTGTAAACACGTTTGTTTACATCCTTGTACTTATTGGCGTTGTCAACGACCCAACAACAGCAGGGATTTCTGACAGTAATCGCGCCCTTGACTATCATGAGCCAAGCGAGGACTAAGCAAAAAAGGAGGAAACAATGGCATTAAATATTGAAACAGCTATTGCCTGGATGCAAGCACGTAAAGGAAATGTATCATACAGCATGACATCGCGAGATGGAGATGAATCTTACGATTGTTCATCGTCTGTATATTACGCACTTCGCAGCGCTGGAGCAGTATCAGCAGGATGGGCTGTTAATACTGAGTATGAGCATCAATGGCTTATTAATAACGGTTATGAACTTATCTCAGAAAATACCCCATGGGATGCTCAACGAGGAGATGTTTTTATCTGGGGGCGTAAGGGATATTCTAGCGGCGCTGGAGGGCATACGGGTATCTTTGTGGATAGTGACAACATTATTCACTGTAACTATCGCTATGATGGTATCACGGTCAATGATCATGATGATATTTGGCTATATGCCGGGCGTCCATACTATTATGTGTATCGTCTGACTAATCCAAATGCACAGCCTGAAAAACCTAAAAAAGGTTGGCAAAAGGATGATACTGGATACTGGTTTGCTCGTGCTAACGGTACTTATCCAAAAGCTCAATTCGAATATATAGAAGAAAATCAATCATGGTTTTATTTTGACGAGTCAGGCTATATGTACTCTGAGAAATGGCTCAAGCACACAGACGGTAAATGGTACTGGTTCGACTCTAGTGGGTACATGGCCACATCTTGGAAGAAAATTGCTGGTGCATGGTACTACTTCAATCGTGATGGTTCGATGCAAACCGGCTGGATCAAGTATTACGATAATTGGTATTATTGTGATGCTACCAACGGTGATATGAAATCCGATACATTTGTACGTTACAACGACGGCTGGTATCTACTTCTACCAGATGGGCGTATGGCTGATAAAGCAGCGTTTGTAGTTGAACCGGATGGTTTGATTACAACAAAATAAAAATAGAAAGACTTCAAAATAGATTACACAAAACCGCAGGCAATAACCCGCGGTTTTATTGTTTTAAAAGGGGCAAAAAAGGGGCAAAAGTGTCGTAAATCTCTGTAAAATGATGTAAAAATTCAACTTTAATCTCGTTTTAAAGCTCTAAAATCCAATGTATTGTAAAATGGTGTAAATTTACGTATCAACTATAATTGTTGTGTGCTCTTTTTTCGTGCATAAAACAAACCCTTTAACATCAACAGTTTAAAGGGTTTTTATTTATTTTATCGAGAAAAAAGGGGCAGTAAAGGGGCAAAATTTATAGTTTTATCTTTTCTAACTTGCTAGATATATCTGATACCATTTTTTGGGTAACGTGTGAATAAATTTCAAGTGTTGTCTTTGAATCAGAATGACCTACACGGTCCATGATAGCGGTTAACGGGATTCCTAATTCAGCAAGTAAAGAGATATGAGAATGTCTGAACATGTGAGTAGTGATATTTTTGTCAATACCTAGCTTTTTACCATGATTTTTTAAAGGTATAATAACCCTGGCACTTGTTATTGGCTCTCCTAGAGTGTTGATAAAAATAGAATCAGTATCAAATCCGTTTTTTGTATTCTCTAGAATTTGCTCTTTGATAATATCTAACACTTTTTGAGGAGCAGTTATAATTCTATCTGATTTTGCCGTCTTTGGTGCAGTTCTCTTTTTGAGTCTAAAATCGTATGTATGCCTTATGTGGATTGTCTTTTTCGAAAAGTCTATATCGTGTTTGTAACTCAAGGCAGCAAGCTCTCCATATCTCATACCAGTTAGAAAAAGGACTTTAGCTATACGGATATACTTGTTTAAACGATAATCACGCAAAGCCTCTTTTTGTAAAGATTTAATAAAGAGGTTGAACTCTTTACGATCCAGATATTTTGTCCTTTTCTTTTTCAAGTCATCGGAGGTTGTAATTTTACGGGGGAGCTCTACAAAAAGCATTTCATTGCTATTGATATAATTCATTCTGAGAGCGTACTTCATAATCTGATTGAGTTTAAATTTTATTTTTGAGGTATAATTTCTGGAGCGCCCATCTTTAATCAGTTGATCTATGACTTTCTGCAATAATCTACGATCAATGTTTCTAACTAGATAATCGCCCTCTATCTGATTAAATATTTCATTTTTTACATGGTTTGCTGCATAGATTGTTGATTCTCTGACCCCATTTTTCCAATTATCCTCAAACTCATCATAAAGCTCTTTGAATGTTATATCAGATATGTTTTTATTTTTATCTTCTAGTTTCTTATTTATCTTTTCTTGCAAGAGTAAAATAGCTTGATTTCTTGCTTGAGGTGTTTTCTTCTCCATCGTAACTGAGACTTTTTTCAATTTCTCAGTATAGGGATCTTTATAACGCTCAAAAAATTTATATTTGCCGTTTGGCAATTCTTCCATCCACATTGATTTTAACCTCACTTTTTGGTAAAATGGGGTATAGTAAAGAGGGCTTTTTAATGCCTTTTACTATACTGAACACCTCACGCTCTCCTTGGCCAAAATTTGAGCGTGGGGATTTTTTATTTCGTTTCAAAGAAATTCCCACAATTTTTGCAATGCCACTGTTTATTTCCTTTTTTCCCTGCAAAACCAGCTAAAGCACCAATTCCACCAGTCAAAACCGCTCCACCAACGGCCTTTCCAACAGAAAAGGCTTTTTTATCTTGTTGTAAGAAAGAGACATCTTTTGAGTTACAATTTGGGCAAGTGATGATATTTTGTTTTTTCATTTGATTTTTTTGTTCCTTTTCCTGTTTTTTATGTTGTTGCATTGTTCTAAAAGCTTCAAGTTCACGTTCTCTCTGTTCTGGAGATTTTTTTTGGTTATCAATCACTACTGCACCTATTACACCTCCAACAAAAATAATAATTATGATAATAGCCAATATGTTCATTTTATCCTACTCCTTTTTCAATTCAGCAAAGCTAAATATTCCTCTATGGATTTTTATTAAGTATTTGTTGATTTTTTACTTTTCCTGTGGCATGAAGTTTCCGACGACTTTGCCGATGATACGAGGTTCCTCTTCCCAGCGGGCAAACTTGTCATCATATTTGTCATTTAGAGAGACGAGACGGAGCCCATCTTTTTCTTTGTAGACTTTTTTGATATAGCTCTGGCCGTCCCAATCTACGGCATAAATGGCACCGTCATAGTCCCAGCCTGTATCCTTGATGAGGGCGACGGATCCGTCTGCGAAGTCTGGCTCCATGGAGTCGCCATAGACCCAGCTAGCGAGATCATGGGTGATGTCCTTATCAAAATAGACAGTATCATAGTTGCGATCTTCTGCGTAACCGTATCCTGTCCCTGCGGATAGCTTTTCAAAAACGTGATATTCAAAAAGTTCTTCGTTGACCTCTCGCTCCTGACTCTCTAAAAGCTCCTCAGACGTCCGTAGCACGATTTTTTTATTGTGAGTGGTTAATTGTACTACCGTTTCGTTAATCTGCTGTGTGAGCGAATCTGGAGCGTTTGGGAGGGGGTTAGCAGTAGATGAGTCTTTTTTTATTTGTGGGAAAAGATCATCAATCGAAATTTTAAAGGCACTAGCTAAGTCAAACATTGTATCTTTTTTAGGAGACCTGATGCCTTTTTCATAATTGCCAATAGCATTCTTACTTATTCCAATTCTAGAACCAAGCTCTTGTTGAGTCCAACCATTTTTAAGTCTATATTGTTTTATTTTTTCGCCAATAATACTTGCAATCTGTTCTTTATCCATAACCGAATCTCCTTTCTATTTATAAGAGAATTATAACATAAAACCCACGAAAAGAAAACTTTTTTAATTTTTTCGTAAAAAAAATATTGACAGCCCACGAATCGTGTGCTATAATTAAATCAAGCTTAGAAATAAGCAAAAACGAAAGGAAAAGGAGGTAGGGGATGAATTTAAAAGATTTGTTGATTTATTCTAAAGAGCTTAAAAATAATGATTTTCATTCAAAAATCATCATTTCAGCGGATGGGGTTTATCTAGAGCAAACAAAAGAGTTTCACCCACTTGATGAAACTCTACTAGATTAACTTACTCGTGTGTAAGGATGGTGTTTAGATAATCTATGAATATTAGAACCGACAGATCCAATCAAGACAGATCTATATTCTGATTCACTAACATTATGGTAGTGATAAATACTACCGTTATTAAATTCAACTTCTAAGATTCCGTCTTGCCAGCCAATACTACGGACATTTGTAGATGCGACATACTCTCTTTGCATTTTCTTCCTCCTTTCTGTTGAAATTTTGACTAAAACGGTGAGAGGTCCTAGTCAAGAATGATTATAGCACGGATAACAGAGAAACACAACATGTTGTTAATTAAATATATTTGTTTGACAACATATAGTGTTTTGGGGGTGTAAAAATGCGGGAACAATTAAACAGAATAATGCGGGAAAGAAATTTGAATGGCAATCAATTATCTAAGATGGCTGGAGTTAATCGTAGTTTCTTTTCTGACCTAAAAAGTGGGAAGGTAAAGTACCTTTCTTGGCCGAATATGTGCAAAATCGCTGATGCACTGGAAGTCAGCTTGGATGATTTTAGATAAGGAGGTGAGAATGTGCAAATTTATCTTTATCAACTAAGAAAAGAAAAAGGTATCACACAAAAAGAACTAGCCCAAAAATTGGGTATATCCGAAACCGCATATCGTCAAAAAGAAAAAGGGCAACGTGCTTTTAAGTCAGATGAAATGTTTATTATCGCTGATGTTCTTGAAAAAGATATTGGCGAAATTTTTTCAGACCCAAGACCACGAAAAGTGGGTTTGTAGATGAGAGTGCGATTAGAGAAAGGAGAGGAAATATGTCAAAGCATTCATTGGTTTTAGATAAAACCTCCGAGTTTGTAACTGCTGTTTTGGATGAAGCAGATAAAAAAGACCCTGCAACGATTATAGCTGTTGCAGAGTTATTGAAGTCATATAAATTACTGAAGTCTATTTAAACATCTAAAAGAAGTTGGAGGAAAACATGAACGAAATTGGCAAGTACCTTGAAATCTCTGGCAATATTGCTGGACGAATCGAACTAGAAAGCGAAAAAGACCTACTTGTTCGTAGGGCGATAGTCATTGATGGACGTATCGGTTTATGTGAACAAGCGGTCTATGTTGATAAGAAAGTGCTAGATAGCTATTGGGTCAAGATAGTAGAGTTATCTGTTATTCCTGAAACCATCAACAGCGTTGACAGCACTGATTTGGTTAGGAAATGGTTGAACATGTAGATTGACAGTATCATGTCCGTTGATATATTCAACGCATTTCAACAAAGAAAGGAGAAATTATGACAGATTTTAAAAATTTAGATTGTCAATTTATCTTTCAAGAATGTAAATGATGATTACACAGCTGTTAGTAATAATTTTATCAATGACCCAAAACTGGGGTTCACAGCGGTAGGTATCATGATGGTTGTTCTAGCTAACCACCCTAACTGGCAAGTCTATCCAGATGAGATAGCTAAACGAAAAGGTGTTAGCCGCGACATGATCGATCGTCATCTAAAAAAGTTAGAGGATGCTGGTTATATGCGTGTGGTCAAAAAGAGCCTCGGTCGAGGTCGTGGAGTTCAGACTTTTAGATTCTTCTCAGATACAAAGATAACTGACTTTCAATTTGAAATCATGTTGCAACGTCTTGATGAAGCAATAAAAAAGTTATCCACAGTTTAATATTTACATTTCCGACTTTTACAAATCTGTATTTTACAAATCTGTATTTTACAAATAAGTAAAACAAGGCACTAATAAATACTAACTAACAACAAGTATTAAATAACAATAAATACTAACTAACAACAAGTACTACTTCTCTAAATAAATAAAAGAGAGAAATTTGAAATTTCTAATATATGGCTTTGAAAGGGGGGTGAATGGTGTTAAGAGCACTAGAGGCGTTTATATCTGCGTTTATCTTGTTTGTGTCGATATTTATATTTTGGGCATCGCTTTACTGGTATTTTGATGTTCTTCGTTTCCGTGAATTTTTTAAGGAGATTTGGAAATGTTACGAAGAATGGAAAAGAGAAAAGCGTGGCAAGTAATCCGAAGTTTTCTGAGCCTAGCATAACTAGGAGATTTGCAGTGAAAATTATCGAGAAGAGCATATAAAAGGCTTCGTTGAAGAATTTATTGATTTTTTTACCAATGTTCGGTATTTCAATCAGAATAACTAAGATAGAAGCGGAGAGTATGAAAGCAACCAGAATTGCGAGCAAGGATTGTTGAAAATTTTGTGTAATGTCAGAAAGATCTAGTTGGTATTTGGTAATCGAGAGTAACAGTAACTCTAAACCTATACCAGCAGAAATTAATAGGAGACTAAACAAAGTATTTGATATCTTGCGCAGTATCGTTTTCATAGTGTACCTCTACTAGATTTTTCTTGATTATAGCATGATTGTATTAAAAAACCAAGGGCAGCAAAAAAGCCCACTGACAGAGTCAGGAGCTTACTAAAAACACTAAGTAAATTATACCACGAAAGGAGCAAATATGGAAGCAGTTCAAATCGTGAGAATTAAAGATGTGATCATCGAGAAGATTTCAGCCAACGATGAAGAACTAGAGCACATCTTTGGATGTTCAAAACGGCAAGCTGGTGATATGAGGCGAGAGATGAAAAAATTGCCTAGTCAACAAAAATACCTCAGAAATGATGGTCAGCTGGTCACAATCAAAGGTTTTGATGCTTATCTGCAATATCGAGGCAGTCAGTCATGGAAGAAAGAAATGGCTAAAACCGTTAAGATGACACGATAGCAGAATAATAACTACACAACAATCTATTCATAATTAGAAACAATAGAGGAGTCAAAAAATGAGTAAAAAATATGAATTGGTAGTCGATGACACAATAACATTATGGGGGTGGAAGCTGTTTAGAATTAAAGCTTTAATCAGATTTGGAAGTGTGGATGCTGGAGACCTTGGCGGATATGTATGTACAGAAGACAATTTAAGTCAAGAAGGCGATGCTTGGGTATGGGGCGATGCCAAAGTATGGGGCAATGCCAAAGTATCGGGCAATGCCAAAGTATGGGGCAATGCCAAAGTATCGGGCGATGCCGAAGTATCAGATTTTGGGGATATTATCGTTTTTAAAAACCATTGGTCAAGCGGACGGCATTTTACTTACACGAAATCTAATAAAATGTGGAGAGTAGGCTGTTTCTACGGAACGGGTCAAGAACTGATTGATAAAGCTTATAGAGATATCGAAAAATCCGGGAATTTCTATAAGGTTTATGTGGAATTCATAGCATCCTTAGAGGGGTTAGGAGAATGATATGGCAAATACCATTTACAAAAAACTACTCAATATCCAACGGGATCTAAAAGCACCAAAAGGGCAATACAACAACTTTGGTAAGTATAGCTACCGTAATGCAGAGGATATTATGGAGGCTTTAAAACCATTACTTGTTGAGAATAATGCAATTACCTATGTTGAGGATGACACTATTGAATACATTGGGCAACGGTACTATCTTGTGGCAACAATATCATTTGTTGATGTTGAGACTGGTGAGAAAATCACAGTAAAGGCAAGGGCAAGAGAGGAAGAGAATAAGAAAGGTATGGATGGTTCACAAATCACTGGTGCAGCATCAAGCTATGCTAGAAAATATGCTTTAAGTGGTCTTTTCTTGATTGATGATAATAAAGATGCTGATAGAAATGAGTATCATAAGCAAAACGATCAGCAGAAACCCAAACAACAAGGTCAACAGCAACAACAAGGAAATCAGCAAGCCCAGGAACAAAATCAAGTAAGGTACATTGATAACAATCAGTATCAAGAAATTAACGACCTTATAAGTAATATTGCAAAAATTAAAGGGATGCCGTTCGATACGCTTGCTAACTATGTGCTATCTGAAAAATTAAAAGGTTTACAAGATTTTCATAGAGTACAAGTTGGTGACTACGAGGTATTGAAAAACTATTTAACTGAACAACTAGCAAAGGCAAAAGCAAAGAGAGGTAATTAAACATGGTAAAAGATGTAACTAATAGCTTGACAGAAATCAAGGTGGATTTTCAACCTGCAGTAATCAATGTTGATTATGATAGCGTGGAGAAACAACTTGCAGCAATCGTTGCACAGTACACAAATTATGAGGTGACAGCATCCACTTATAAGATTGATTATGATGAGCGTACACGCCTTAATAAATTAAAAGAGGCGTTGGAAACTCGTCGTAAGGAAATCAAAAACAACATTAATAATCCATACAAGGAATTTGAGAAGTGGTACAAGAAAACAGTTGAGCCATTGGATAATGTTATCTCAAACATCACAACAGGACTTAATGCGATTGATGAACATGAACGATTGATGCGCGTGGATGTTGTCCGAGCTACCTTTGAGGATAAGTGTATGGTTGCAGGGATTGAAAAATCCACATTCTCTGACAAATACGATGAGTACAGCCTCAAGAAATATTTTAAAACAGGTAAGTATGAGCTGAAAAAGACAACACTGGATGAAATGGATGCCTTAGTGCTTTCAGAATTTGATGCCCTGGAAGAATACAAGGCCAACAAGCAAGCTATCCAAGAACTAGCTCAAGAGTACGATTTGCCAGCTGATAGCTATATCAGACATCTTGAAGATGGTAAGAGCCTTGTTGATATTTTCAAGATGATGAAATTAGATCGTGATGCTGAGATTGCACGCAAAGAGCAGAAAGAGGCTCAAGAAAAAGCGGAAGCTGAACGACTTGAAGAAATTGCTCAATTGGCCAAGGAAAATGTTAATGCGAATATCAAGGCTTATGATGCTGAAACAGGCGAGATTTTGGAGCAGGGGGCAATTACACCAGAACCTCAAAACAATGCGCGAGAGGTGGCAAAATTTGAGCCTAGCGAGCCTTTAACAATTGATTTGCGTTTAACTTTGCATGGTGGGAAATCTCAGCTTGATCAGTTGAAAGAATGGCTTGAGGATAACTTTATCAGTTTTGAAACTTTGGAGGGTTAGGTGGAATTTAGAAAGTATCAACTTATTTTAGAGTTTGAGGAGGCTAACAGGCCTCTCACACAAATTGAAAAGAAAAGCCTTGCTAGTTACTCTATTGAGTATTTAAAAGTGGGGCTAGATAGCTTAGAACGTGAATATTGCAGCAGGAGGTATGCACAATGAAATTTAATGAATTAATTGAAAATGTAAAAGGTTGGTCAACGGCTAAGGAGCTTGACAAAGCAAGCCCATTATCTCAAATGCTCAAACTCAATGATCAATGTGGGTGGTAGATATGACAGAAATTGAAAAAATTTCAGAAGAATTGGCTGAATATGGGGTGCCTGATGAGTTAATAGGCAAAATAGAGAACCTATTAGCGACTCTGTATGGCGAAAAAAGGAAATTGGAGATAGAAAAATCTTGGGATATTTCTCCAGAGTCAATGGGGAGGTAACCATGGAAATTAGAAAAGTATCTGACAGCGTAGCCATCTACTCGGACGGCAAGAGATTGCAGGTTATCCACAACCTAGGGGATGAGTTTATCCTGGATTTTAAGGCGGGAGAGGATAGCGTCTGGAACCTTGATGGCCAAGTCGTAGAAATTATTGACATGATTGAGCCTGTCTTTAAAGTTTGTGGCTTTTGCTCAAAAGCTGGAGAGGGTATGCAACGCTTAAAACATGCTATCGACCACTTTGAAAGATTTGATCAGTACATCAGAGACAATCAGGATGACCTGATGGTCTGGTGGCACAATCCAGGAGGGGAATATGAATTTTAGAAAGAGTGATTTACTTAATTATAGACAACTTTGGTGGCTTGATAAATTTCTAGTTGGACATAAAGGATATATCGCTGGAGGTTGCTTTAAGAATATTTTCAATGGCGAACCAGTTAAAGACCTAGACATATTCTTTGAAAACAACCAGGATTTTATCGAAGCTCAGAGATATTATAAACAACTTATAAAAGAGAAACCAAATGACTGGAAATTTTCGTACGAAAACAAAAATTGCTGGTCTATATATTCTATAAAAGATAAAGTTCGTTTAGAGCTCATCAGAAACACATACGGAAATCCAAAACAAGTTATTTCAAATTTTGATTTCACAATAACGAAGTTTGCTTATTACAAAAATTATGACAATTTGGATGAAGATGATTATATGGCTGTTTTTGAAGTCATATTTCATGAAGATTTCTTTGAGCATTTGCACACAAAACGTTTAGTTGTTGATAATGTTTTGCCATATCCCGTAAGTACATTTAATAGGATGTTGAGGTATGCCAAATACGGCTATCAGCCGTGTAGAGAAACGAAAATAAGAGTTGTCACAGAGTTGGCAGCATTAGACCCCAAAGATGAAAAAGATTTTGGGGAACAACTTGGAAAAAGTTTGTACGAAGGGATGGATTAAAAATGATAAATAACGTTGTGTTAGTAGGGCGGCTTACAAAAGATGCTGAACTGAGATACACGCAATCTAATATTGCGGTTGCTACGTTTACTCTTGCTGTAAATCGTCCATTTAAGAATGAGGCTGGAGAGCGTGAGGCTGATTTTATCAATTGCGTTATCTGGAGACAGTCAGCTGAAAATCTTGCTAATTGGGCTAAAAAAGGCTCATTGATCGGTATCACAGGAGTAATTCAAACACGTAGTTACGATAACCAGCAAGGACAACGTGTTTATGTCACAGAGGTTGTTGCTAGTAATTTCCAATTGCTAGAAAGTCGGAACAGTCAGCAAAATAATCAAGGCCATCAAGACAATCATGGCGGTTATCAACAACAGGGTTACAGCAACCAGGGCAGTTCTTTCCAAAATGGAAATAACACAGGGAACAATTTCCAAAATGGAAATAGTTACGGACAACAAGGTAGTTTCTTTGAGGGGAACACAACAAATCCAGTTCCTGATTTCACCCGTGATAACAATCCATTTAGCAGGCCAACAAACCCATTTGATATCAGTGATGATGATTTGCCTTTCTAGGAGGTTCTAAGTATGGTTGGATATAGATGGGAACTACCTTTAGAATCAGCAGAACGCAACAACACAGGATATATACATGGCAATGCGAAACCTCATCTATTCAATATTGTAACAGGGCGGTCACATTGCAAGAGGTACTTGCCAATACCTCTTTGGGCTGAGGAAATAAAATTTGATGGAAAGGAAAAGTATTTTTGTAAACGGTGTTTGAAAAAATACAAGAAATTGCAAGGAGTAGCCAATGAACAAAGTAAAAGTTGATTTGCAATGTCCGTTTTGCGGATTTTGTAAAGTTCTAAAGATACCAAGCCACCGAAAAGGCATCACATGCCCTAGTTGTCAACAATCAGTATTTTTAAGTTGGTCAACTGGTGTAGAGGGTTATGTTGATGAGCATGGATTTTATTTCCACGCTTACGAGCCGTTCAATATCCGAAAAATCAACCGAGAGTTTCAAGATGCCTTTGAGGATGCACCACCTAAACACTATTTCACCATCAGAAATAAGATGAGAGGGTGATATAGTGCAGAAAATGATAGTATGGGCATTATTTGATAGTGGTAATGGCTCATATACTAAAGCTATCAACACGCTTAATAGTTCGGGGGAGGCGAAGATTGAAGTATACCCTATTGGAATTGACATAGAAAATAAGAACAATCATTTTATCAATCTGAATTTAGCTGATTATAGCCGTCTTTTTGGAGATAACACGCTTTTTGACGAACTAGACAAGCTCCCTAAACCTGATCTGATAATTGCTAGTCCGCCTTGCGAAAGTTGGAGCAATGCATCATCGATGGGGGGGATGGAAATGCTTGTTGGAAGAAAGAAAACATCACAGATAGCCTCTTTATTCCACAAGTTCAACCATCTCCATTTACTATTAGAAGTTATTCAGATTACGAATCATCGCATATCAATTACGATTACGAGAGGCAATTTTTAAAACGTATAAATGGAGAATTAACAATCAACAATACAATTTCAATTATTAAACGTTATAAACCACAATTTTGGGTGATTGAAAACCCGGCAGGTGATCGTATTTGGCCATATATTGAAGATATCATTGGATTTAAAATACCTTACAAAAATTTAACAAGATACAATAATTACGATTATCCACTACAAAAACGAACAAATTTTGCAAGCAATGTTTATCTTGATTTAAAAAAAGACGTCATAAAACCAACAATTACTATGGAAAGATTTAGTCGTTCTTACAATGAAAGATCTAACATTCCTCAAAAATTACTTTTTGAGATATTTAAAACCATAATAGATTTATTTGAAAAGCAAAAATAACATTACAGGAGAATTAAATGAATACAGAACTTACATACTTGCTTGTTGCCGTCCTATCGTTAGCACTTTCTGCCTCGTGGGTGTTTGGCGTTACATTTTATGCGCATCATGTCATTAAAGACACAAAAAAAGAGCTTGAATATTATCAAAAGCCAGAAACGCAAGCAAAAATTGCGCAGCATGTAATTAAAAATCAATGGTATAAAAACGGCGGGGAGGTGTTTAAATGAAAGTTTTTGACGGAGCAAAAATGCGTGCTATCCGTAAAGAGGCAGAGCTTACTCAGTATGATCTTGCTCCGATGGTTGGCATTAGTCAAAATCGAGTAAGTGATATTGAGAGAAATGTTACAACTCCAACGATCGAGGAAATCGAGGCATTTGCCGATGCCCTAAATACTCAAGTATCATCATTTTTAAGCAATGAGTCAGAAATTGAGGTTATTGCTAATACCTTTACCAAGAAGAAAAAGGATACAGATGCAGAGTCTCATTTTGACACCCCAACCGAGCAAATGGAGCTATTTGTTGATGATGCTTTACTGGGGCACGACCTAGCAGGATATGTCTTGATCAGACACAAAACCTATCTAGAGTTGTTAGATAGCCAAGATCGCTTAAAGCAGTTACAAAAACTTTTGAAGTGGGGAGTTTGTGATGAAATTTGAACTTATCAATGACCACTTTGAAAATGCTAAGCGATACAACATACCGAGGGCGCAACTTATCATTGCTGATATTCCTTACAATTTAGGAAATAATGCGTATGCCTCCGATCCTAGATGGTACAAAGATGGCGATAACAAAAACGGAGAGAGCAGATTAGCAGGAAAATCATTTTTTGATACTGATAATGATTTCAAAATCAATAATTTCTTTGACTTTTGCAGCCGTTTGTTGAAAAAAGAGCCAAAAGAAAAAGGGAAAGCGCCTAATCCGGTTACATTGCGCCCATATCGTACATTTAGCGAGGTTGAACAACCAGCAAGTCTATTTGTATTTAGGATTGATAAGCAAGCCAATATGGCTTTATTTGAGGCAGATGGTAAGCATTGGGTAGCTGATGCAGTAGGAAACATTGCAGCCTATCTAAAAGAGCAACTAGCAGACCAGAAACATATTACAGTATTAGCATAAGAGAGGAAAAAACAATGACTAAAGAAACTAAAACCACAGTATCAGCTGAAACTATCGTAGAGAACTTGAAAGAATTTGCGGAAACATTACACGATAAGAGCAAAGAGGGAATGGTACACTTTCTTTTAACAAAGAACGTGAGTAAATTTAAAACAGCTAATATTTTACACAATATTAGTCATGATTTGCTAGATATCTTAGATGGAAAGAGTGCTAAAGAATTGTTTGGTGAATCTGATGATAATGAGGCAGATAGCTCTTTGGTTGGAACAGTCACTATCAATGTAAAAACTGGGAAAGTTGAGGGGATTGATGACATCAAGGACACCAAAGTAAAAGAACAGATTTTAGCAGCTGTAAGTAAAGTGGTTGAAGAGTTAGGCGGTAATTAGATGATCTTGTTTCTGAAATTGATGGTTATCAGCGCTTGCTTTCTCCTTGCTATTCTGATTTTCGTTGCTGGTCATAAAACCTACAAAGAGGGGAGAGCGGACAATGTGGTTTGGTTTATCTTTGATGCTTATGCTATCGCTTTGATTTATACAGTGATAAAGATTTTGGAGACATGACATGAAAAATAAAAATCGAGTAGGTCTATTTTTTGCACTTGCATCATTGTCGATATCAATGCTAAACCTAGGTTTGATAATCTCTAAAAATCACTATAAACCGCAGGTGGTCAAGCTGGAGCAACAAGTGGATGAATTGAAAAAAAGAAAACCAGTCATTATTTATCAAGTTGATAATTCTGGTGGTGAGCTTATCGGAACAGTCACAGAAAAAGCTATTGTTGATGGGCATTATACAGTCATAATTGGAGCTTATGGCAAGTTTCTTGTTACGAAAGAACAGTATGAGAGTATCAATGTGGGCGACGATGCCCCAGGCTATTTGAAGAAATGAGGAAATTAAGATGAGTGATTACAAACAACGGATGATCGATGAATACAAACAATTAAAAGAGCGCGCTAACAAGTTAAGTTTGATGATTAGTAACTATTACGTAGGAACGCTTGATTTTAAACTAAAATGTCCTATTGAGTTACTTGAAACACAACATTATACAATGTGTGCATATCTCAAAATCCTTGAACAGCGCGCAGAAATTGAAAATATTGAGCTTTAAGGTAATCAAAATGAAATTTGAATTTTCTTTACCTCGAAACACTAAGCTAAAATCTCTAAATATGGTTATCAATAGTAATGACAGGCAACATCAAACAGATAAAGCTAAAGTTACTAAGCGCATCAGAGCTTTTGCTTATTGGCATACATCGATGAACAAGGATAAAGGGAGGGCTGCTTTTAGCCCCTCTAACCCTTGTGAGGTTACAGTTACAATTTACAGCCCTACTAAATCTAAATTAGATCCGCCTAACTTGTATCCGACAGTCAAGGCTATCATTGATGGCATGACTGATGCAGGTATTTGGACAGATGATAATCATAAGGTTATCAAAAAGTTATCTTTTGTTTATGGTGGCTTGAGCGAGGAGAAAGGGCATTATAGATTAGTGTTTGATATAGAGGAGGTCACAGAGTGAAACGACCAGAACAATACCCATCTGGATACTTCATTCCTGAACTTATTGAAGATGAAGATATTATCTTCAATAAAGACAGCGAATATCACAAGCAGAAAAGAAAAGAAAAATCCCATTTTTAAAAGAAATAAGTCCAAAAATAGATGGGCGCTTTGAGGAGGTGGAATAAATGACAAAAATCAGATTACAAAATCCATACATGGATGAAACTATCAAGGTGAGAGACGAATACAAACAAATTCTCAAAATGCTAGAATGGCTCGGACGAGGCAATATAGATTGTCTCCAACTAATTCAAATTGAACCAGAAGAAAGAATGATTACTATCAACCCTAAACACTTTGCAAAAGTTGATTTTTACGAGGATGAGGAGGTGAAGTGATGAAGATTGAACGAATTTGGGGATATCCGTCTAAGAATACATTTTCAATAAAGCCAATCGCAAAACTTTTAAGTGAAGAAGTCGTAGATGGCTTGTGGATTGACCCTTTTGCAAATAATGCTAAAATTGCTACGATAACAAATGACTTAAATACCGAATTTGATACAGATTATCATCTTGATGCTTTAGAATTTCTAAAGATGTTTCCTGACTGTTCTGTCGATGGAATTCTTTATGATCCTCCTTACTCAACAAGACAAATTTCAGAAGTATATAAGGGTGTAGGACTACCCGTAAATAAAGAAACAACTCAATCGACATTCTGGTCTAAACAAAAGAAAGAGATAGCAAGGATTGTGAAAATTGGCGGTAAAGTTATTTCTTTTGGTTGGAATAGTGGAGGAGTTGGAAAGAAGAACGGATTTGAAGTAATTCGTGTTCTATTGGTTCCGCACGGAGGACATCACTACGACACAATCGTCACAATTGAAGAAAAAATTAGAGAGGTCATAGAATGAAACGAAAAAAACTATTAGCAATCGCATTGCTTGGCTTATCTTTTGTATGGTTGGCAGCATGTGGAAATAAGGATGTCCTTGGAACAACTTTCACTTTTAATTACGCAAAAGTGAAAATGGTAGATGGGCAAATCGTAGAGGGCAAAGTCAAACAGTGGGCGAAGTACGAGAAACAGGATAGTATTCGTGTTACTTTTGAAAATGGTGATGAGTATTACACTCACTCAAGTAACGTGACTTTGTACAATAAATGATGAGGGGGTGATACATGACTGATGACGAAGAAAAAAATAGAGCGCTTGTCAGTTATCCATCGCAGGGAAATCAATTGGCTAAAGTGGTATTTTTTGAGGGATAAGAAAAATCCAAAGAGAACCATTTTGGAGCAAAAGATACATGAGGCATTTTTAGAAAATAATATTGAACAGTCTGTATTTTTGGTAAATTTGAAAACTGTAACAGATGAATATATCGAGAAATCAGATAGAAAAATGTTAAAAACGATAAAAGAGGTCTATGTATTTGAGAATATCAATGTGATCGGCGCGTGTCAAAAAATTTTATATCTAAGTCCTAGCCCGGCATACACTTACATCAATAAATGGTTTGATAAGTATTTTGTTTCAACTTACAAGTACATCCCCCTATCTAAATAACCGTAAAAATACCCTATCCTATGTATCTATAATCAAGGTACATAGGTTTTTTATTAGGAGGATAATATGGATAATCTGCCAACAAAACCATATCACAGACAGAATACTATTAATCAGTATAATTTACTGGATTACGATGCCACGCGCACAGATGGGAAATATAATTTGCCAACTCTTGAACCAGTTGATCATGTGCCTAAAAAGCTACAAGGATTTAACTATGTTTTGAATAAACCTGACTACTCAGCTACTGTACATTTTTTCCTAGATGATTATCAGTTTGAAAGAATTTGGAAACGCCCAGATTTTTACCTAGAAAAACTAGCTGATTTTGATTGTGTACTTACACCAGATTTTAGCTTATATACAGACATGCCAATTGCTATGCAACTTTGGAATACTTATCGCTCAAGATTGATAGGCCAAATGATGCAGAATTGGGGTTATACAGTCATACCTACTGTATCATGGTCAAGTCCAGAAAGTTATGAGTTTTGTTTTGATGGTTTGCCGAAACATAGCACAGTGGCCATCAGTACAGTAGGCATAAAACAACGCAAAGAGCGCTTTGAATTGTGGAAAGCTGGAGTGGATGCCATGATTGAAAAGATAGCGCCAAAACGTATTTTGGTATATGGTGGTGAGGTTGATTATGATTATAAAGATATCGAGGTAATTTATTTTGGAAATGATACAACAGAAAGGATGGACAAATGGGCGGTAGAGGAGCAAGCTCTGGAATGAGCGACAAAAAGAAGAAATATGGTACAGAGTATGAAACGCTGCACACAGACGGAAACATAAAATTTGTAAGATACAAAGGCGGAAACGCTAAGACACCGATGGAAACTATGACAAAAGGGCGTATTTACGGCACGGTTAATGAACAAGGAGTATTAAAGTCGCTGACTTTTCATGATGGTGTTAACAAAAGAAACAAGCAGATTGATCTTGAGGGTGTACCTCATAAGGTAAACGGAGTTCCAACATTGCCACATGTGCATTACGGATACAATCATGAGGAGTATGGAGGAACCCATGCTTTGAGTTCTAAGGATATGAAAATAGTTGAAAAAGCTGTCAACTCTTGGTATAATAGAAACAAGAAATAGGAGAGTAGTTTACGAGTGAAAACATGGTATAGCACCAATGGAAAGTGATGGATTTAGCGAGGGTACACTAAATTTAGTAGTATCTAGCTATTGAAGCATGTGCTATCATCAAGACGACGGTTGAAATCCGTCCGCCTATAATCTTTAGCCTCAATTCAATGTTGGGGCTTTTTTTGTGCCTTAAATCAAAAACAACAGTAAAACATCCCCTCTTTTAGCATATAAAATGAAATCATGAGTAGCAATACTTGTGATTTTTTGTTGGAAAGGAGGGAGCGAATGAATGAAAGACAGAGGCGCTTTGCAGATGAGTACATAAAGACAGGAAACGGCTATCAATCAGCAATTAAGGCTGGTTATAGTGAGAGTTATGCCAATAATCGTATTACTGAACTGTTGGGAAATGTTGGGATAAAAGAGTACATAAATAAGCAGATGCAAGAGCTGCACAAATCAAACATCATGGATGCGACAGAGGCGCTCTATATCCTTTCTGAAATCGCTAGAGGTAAACGAGATGAGGAGGTTTTGATACTTAATCCAACAACAGGAAAAGTAGAAAGACATATTAAGAAAGCAGATAATGCAACAGTTATTAAAGCTATTACTGAAATCTTGAAACGATATCCAACAGCTAAACAATCTGAAAAACTAGAGCTTGAGATTGAAAAATTAAAATCACAGTTGATAGATACACAAATGGAAGATGACACCATCACAATTATTGATAGTTGGGAGGGTGACGATGAAGATAATTGATATTCAAAAAAATGTCAATCCTCATTTCAAGAGTGTTTGGAAATCCAAGAAACCTTACAACATTTTGAAAGGTGGGCGAAACTCATTCAAATCATCAGTTATTACCTTAAAGCTGATTGTCATGATGACTTGGTACATCATAAGGGGTGAAACTGCCAATATTGTCATTATCCGTAAAGTAGCTAATACAATCCGTGATAGTGTGTATAATCAAATCCAATGGGGACTATCGTTATTTGGCCTAACCAGTCGCTTTAAGATGACAGTCAGCCCATTTAAGATAAGTCACAAAAAGACAGGATCAACATTTTATTTTTATGGTCTTGACGATTATCAAAAGTTGAAATCAAATAACATCGGAAATATTATAGCTGTTTGGTATGAAGAGGCTGCTGAATTTTCAAGTGCTGAAGAATTTGACCAGACCAACATTACATTTATGCGCCAAAAACATCCACGCGCTCAATTTGTTAAAATCTTTTGGTCATATAACCCTCCTATCAATCCGTACAGTTGGATAAATGAGTGGTATGAGGAAATGAATACGCAAGATAATTACTTATGCCATTCTAGCACTTATCTTGATGATGAGTTAGGATTTGTAAATGATCAGATGTTGGCTGATATTGAGCGTATCAAAAAGAATGACTATGATTATTACAGGTATGTCTATCTGGGTGAGTCAGTTGGTTTAGGGAATAATATCTATAACATGAGTACATTTCATCCATTAGATGCTTTGCCTAGTGATGATAGGCTAATAGGTATATCTTTTGCATTGGACGGTGGGCATCAGCAGTCAGCTACTGCATGTTGTGCTTTTGGGATAACTGCTAAAGGTAAGGTTATCTTACTTGATACCTGGTATTACTCACCAGCTGGCCAAGTGATAAAGAAAGCACCTAGCCAACTATCACAGGACATCAACGGCTTTATACAATCGGTTGTCAGCAAGTACAGAGTACCTATCTTGCAATATACGATTGATAGCGCAGAGGGAGCATTGAGAAACCAAATGTATCTTGATTTCGGTATTAGATGGCATCCAGTGGCTAAATTGAAGAAAGTGACAATGATTGATACATTCCAATCACTATTAGCACAAGGTCGCTTTTATTACCTTGATACAGAAAATAACAAGGTATTTATTGAAGAACATAAGATGTACAGGTGGGATGAAAAGACACTGCAGTCCGATAGCCCAAATGTCATCAAAGATAATGACCATACATGCGATGTTGCCCAGTATTTTACACTAGACAATTCTAAGATACTTGGTTTGCGTGTTGGTAATTCATAAGGAGGGCAACAATGAACTTAATTCAAAAAGTAAAAGATTTTTTCAACCGTGGGAGGTATAACATGGAAACATCAAACCTAAACAGCATCTTGGAGCACCCAAAGGTAGCTGTAACACAATCCGAATTTAACAGGATACAGCTCAATCTAGCTTACTATCAATCTAAATTTGATGATGTGGAGTACATCAACACAGATGGCGACAGAAAGCGTAGAAAGATGCAACACTTACCGATTGCACGAACTGCAGCTAAAAAGATTGCCAGCCTTGTTTACAATGAACAAGCGGAAATTACAGCAGAGGATGATACATTAAATAAATTTCTCAATGATATGCTAGGCAATGACCGCTTCAACAAAAACTTTGAGCGGTATTTAGAGAGTTGTCTGGCTTTGGGTGGGCTTGCTATGAGACCTTACATTGATGGAGATAAGGTTAGAGTGGCATTTATTCAAGCACCAGTATTTTTGCCATTACAAAGCAATACACAGGATGTATCAAGCGCTGCAATCCTCACAAAGACAATTAAGTCAGAGAGCAAAAAGAATGTATATTATACGTTAGTTGAGTTTCATGAGTGGGTAACTCAAGATGGCCAAGAGGTAGGGAGTACAAAGGATAAGAACCTATACCGCATTACTAACGAGCTTTACAAATCAACATCAGACAGCACGCTGGGTGATCGTGTAAATTTGAGCGAGCTATATCCTGACTTGCAACCAGTAACAACGATACAAGGACTATCACGCCCGTTGTTTGTTTACCTCAAGACACCAGGCATGAATAACAAGGATATCAACAGCCCTCTTGGTTTATCTATCTTTGATAACGCCAAGACCACTATTGATTTTATCAATCGTACGTACGATGAATTTATGTGGGAAATTAAGATGGGTCAAAGGCGCGTGATTGTGCCTGAGCAAATAACGCAACTCAAAGTACAAGATATCCACGGTGAAATCAAATTTAAGCGACGTTTTGATATTGACCAAAATGTTTACATGCAAGTAGGGGCAGGCAATATGGATAGTGGTAGCATTATTGACCTCACAACTCCTATCCGCTCATCAGATTATATTTCAGCCATTTCAGAGGGATTAAAACTCTTTGAGATGCAAATTGGTGTCTCAAGTGGCATGTTTACATTTGATGGGCAAGGGGTCAAGACAGCAACGGAGATTGTAAGTGAAAACTCAGACACATATCAGATGCGCAACAGCATTGTTGCACTTGTTGAGCAAGCTATCAAAGAGCTTTGTGTTTCTATGTGTGAGTTAGGCAAGGCAGTGGGTATTTACAGTGGAGAAATTCCAGAACTTGATGACATTTCAGTTAATTTGGATGATGGTGTATTTACTGATAGGCATGCAGAGCTTGATTACTGGATGAAGATGGTAGCAGCTGGCTTTGCAACACAGAAAAGAGGTATTGCTAAAGTATTGAACATCACAAATGAAGAAGCAGAGAAAGAACTTGCTGAAATCAATGGGGAGTTGCCACCAGAGAGCGATGCAGAGCTTGCTTTGTACGGAAAAACAGAGAAGAAAGCAGAAGAGGGAGAGCTATAAACTGCTATAAATTACAATAAACGACACATAAGGAGTTGAGAATGACTGATAAACGTAAGATGCCAACTCTAAATGATCAGCGATTTTCTTTGCACATGCAGGGCGTGAGTGATATTTACTCTAAAATGCAAATTGAGTTGTTTGATAGCATGATAAAACGACTAAAAGAGCGTGGCAATGCTGATCTTGCAAAAAATCCGTATATATGGCAACTAGAAAAGCTCAATGATATGTACATGCTGAATGAGGAGAACTTAAAGATTATTGTTGAGCGTACAGGAATTGCTGAAAGTCTTTTGAGAGAAGTTATTGCTAACGAGGGATTAAAGGTCTATAAGGACACAAAGGAGCAACTAGAGGAAGATTTGAAAAGGGAATCTAGTGGCAAAGTTAGAAATGGTGTAATCGATGCTCTTGAGTCTTATGCTCAACAAGCTATAAGTGACCTCAATCTTATCAATTCAACATTACCAGCAAGCATACAGACTGTTTTCAAGTCGGTTGTAGAGCAGACAGTAGCACAAGTCGTATCAGGGACTAAAACAAGTGATAGGGCGTTAAATGATACTATCATGAGCTGGCAAAAAAAGGGCTTTACTGGATTTACTGACAGCGCAGGGAGAGAATGGCGAGCAGATAGCTATGCCAGAGCAATTATTAAAACGACAACTTACAGGGTTTACAATGATATGCGTACAAGGCCTGCAGAGGAATTAGGGATAGATACTTTTTACTACTCTATCAAGTCGTCTGCTAGAGCTGCATGTGCTCCATTGCAAGGTAAGATTGTCACTAAAGGTCAAGGCAGAACAATAAACGGCCTTACTATTCATAGTTTGCTAGATTATGGTTTTGGTACTGCTGGGGGATGTCTAGGTGTCCATTGTGGTCATTATCTTACGCCTTTTATCGTAGGAGTAAATGAAATACCAGACTTGCCAGACTATATGAAAGACCTAACGCCAGAACAGGCAGAAGAAAATGCACGCATCGAGGCTAAACAAAGAGCCTTAGAGCGCAATATCAAGCATCACAAAGAAAGATTGCACTATGCTAGTACATTAGGTGATGATGATCTGATACAAGCTGAGAGGCTAAAAGTTAGAGCTTATCAAGGGAAAATAAGAGCTCTTGTAGAACAACACGAATTTTTAAGCCGTGATTACAGTAGAGAAAGAGCATATATCTAATTATCAAGAGGGTTACTAAACAACCCTCTTTTTTTGTGCCTAAAACCGTAAAAAATCCCATTCCATCCAAAGTAAACTGAAATAGTAAATAATATTTTGCTTTTCGGTGGGAGTTGTCCACCTAAAAAGAACTAAGGAGGTACAAATGGCATTTACAACAGAGGAACTACTCAAACTTGGATTGACAGAGGAACAGGCTAAATCAGTCTTTGCCTTGCGAGGAAAAGAGCTCAACGAGGACAAATCAGCCTTGGAAACTATCACACAAGAGCGAGATAGTCTCAAATCCCAGTTAGAAAAAGCAGAGGAGCAAGTTGAAAAATTGAAATCGCTTGAAAGTATCAGTGCTGAACAAAAAGAGGCGATTGATAAATTGCAAGCGGATTATGACAAGTATAAACAAGAGGCTGCTGATGAACTGGCAAAAACAAATAAGGTGAATGCTATCAACCTTGCTTTGAAAGATACCACAGCACACAATCCATCAACCTTGATGAAGTTTATTGATGTTGATGCCATTGAACTAGATGACAATGGCAAACCTAAACTAGATGACATCCTCAATGGTCTAAAGGAAAGTGACCCATATCTTTTTAAAGCAGAAGAAGATGGCAAGCCTAACCCAAATATCGTTGCGTTTGGAAATCCAACAGCAACAGACCCAGCACCAGATGCCTTTGCACAGGCATTAGGGCTAACAGAATAAAAAGGAGGAATAGTAGATGTCAATCAATTACATCACAAAACATGAGGGGCAGTTTGAAAAACGCCTTATGCAAGGCTCATTGACTGCCATTCTTGAAACGCCAAAAGTAAATTGGCTCGGTGCAAAATCATTTGAATTGCCAACAATCTCTGTAACAGGATATAAGGCACATACACGCTCTAAGGGTTACAACTCAGGTACAGTATCAAACGATAAAAACGTTTATACTCTTGGATTTGACCGAGATGTTGAGTTTTTTGTTGATACAGCAGATGTTGACGAAACAAACCAAGAGCTTTCAGCCGCTAACATCTCAAATACATTCATTTCAGAACATGCAACACCAGAAGTTGATGCTTACCGCTTTTCTAAAATTGCCACAGCTGCCATCAATGGTAGTCATTTCAAGCAAGAGGATAGCATTACACCGGAGAATGTCTACGGCATTTTGAAAGCTGCTATTTTGCCAATGCGTAAATATGGAGCATCAAACCTTGTCATGTATGTATCTAGCGAGGTAATGGATGCCCTAGAGCGTGCTAAAGATTTTACACGCGCAATCGCTACTACATCACCTCAAGGAATTGACACACGTGTAACATCGCTAGATGGAGTGCAACTTATCGAGGTTTGGGATGATGCACGTTTCAAAACTCAATTTGATTTCACAACTGGATTTGTGAAAGCTGGTGGCGGTAAAGATATCAATTTCTTGATCGTGGCTAAGACAGCTATCATTGCTAAGGCCAAATTTAACTCTATCTATCTCTTTGCTCCTGGGCAACACACAGAGGGTGATGGTTACCTATACCAAAACCGTTTGTATCATGATTTGTTTGTCTTGAAATCTCAAGAAGATGGGGTTTACGTTTCACATAAATCAGCATAGGAGGTAGCAGATGAAGAAATACATCAAAGAAAATCAAGTTTATACCGTGCAAGAGGGTAGTGAGCTTGAGGTGCAACTTATGGCAGATGGCTTTGAGGAATTGGTGGAAGATGGTGGCGAGCTTGAAACACCAAAGGAAACTAAGGATAAAGGTAAAGAATAATGGCTAAGTATAAAGCAATTAAGAACCTAATTTTAAAGACACCTGGTATTTATGTGACAGAGGGAGAATTTGTCGAGCTTGAACCGAATTATGCCGATCAAGTCAATAAAGACCTCAAGCAAACATTTCCGGATGTCGATGCAGTTTTAGAGCTTGTAGAAGATGTGCCCACACAATTTGATCAAGCTGAATAAATAAGGGGTGGCAACACCCTTTATTTTTAAGGGAGGTTACGCATGACTTATTTAACACAAGATGAATTTACTAAGCTGGGTTTTGATGAAGTTACAAACTTTGAAAAATTGGTAAACAGGGCAAAGATAGCGATTGATCTATACACTAACGGTTTTTATCAGAAAGGTATTGATTTTGAAAAAGAAATTGCCTATCGGAAAAATGCTGTTAAGCTTGCTATGGCTTTTCAAATCGCCTATCTCGATTCATCTGGCATTATGTCAGCGGATGATAAACAACTAGCTAATAGTGTTTCTATTGGCCGTACATCAATCTCATATAGCACCTCACAAAGTACCTCAGCAGGTCAGCGGTTTAATTTGTCTATGGATGCTGAAAATACTTTGAAACAAGCTGGCTTTAGCCTAGTTGTTGGAGTTGCCTATGATCGATAAGCGACTATTAAAAGGGATTGACAAGCGTTTATTAAAGGATGTCATAACCGTAAAGAAAGTAACTGATAAAAATGATTATGGGGATGAGGTTTACTCAGAGCCATTGACTATTAAAAATGTACGCTTTGATAGATCAGTGGGGATAACTGGTAATCATAATTCAAAATCTGGCACAGGAAATTCAAAATCAAGGCAAAAACAAGGGGTTATATACCTCTATCCCTCACTATCTTTTGTGACAGTTGATAACAGTTGGATGGGTGCAAAAGTAAACGATGGGATAGGAGATTACACAATTAATGGATTTCAAACTAACTATTATGATGGTGAGATATTCAGTCAAGAAATTGAGGTGATCTAATGAGTATTGCCATTAAAGTTGACTTGCAGAAAGCTAAGCATAAACTCTCAAGAGAATCCATGACAAGAGGAAAAATTGCGGTAGCTAGCCAAATCTTGCTAGACAATGAGCAATATATCCCCTTGAGAGGAGGAGCTTTAAGAGCCTCTGGTCGAATCATCGGGCAAGGTGATGCTGTTGTTTATGGCACGGTTTACGCTAGGGCACAATTTTACGGTTCAAACGGTATTGTCACCTTTAGGAGATATACCACTCCAGGTACAGGAAAACGATGGGATCAAGTTGCTACTAGCAAGCATGCTGAAGAATGGGCTAGAGCTTTTGTGAAAGGAATGGGGCTTTGATGCGAGAGAATGACTTTCAAAATGTACTTTTAAAGCATATCAAGACTTTAAATTTACCAATTCAACCACGCTTTGATTATTTTGAGGATGATAAGGATGACTTAGTTATCAATCAGATACCAGGTGGGAAAGTGGATAGAGGCTATATGGATGGCACACAAGAAGTTTCTTTGCCGTTTGAAATTGCTGTAAAGGCAAAAAAGAACACAGTAGCCAATGACACTATCTGGTTAGTAACCTCAGAACTATCAAAGATAGACTTAGTTTTGCCAAGCGATGATAATTCCTATGAATATATGGGGATGGAAGTCAGCAGGCCTGCTATGAAAGGTAAGGATGACCAAGGATATTATTATTACACAATTGAAATTGTGGCAAAAATCGTAATAGAGAGGAACAAACAATGACAAGACAAAAAAACGCCCTACGTGGCCATTTTGTAGCTCCATACAATGGAGGAACTGAACCATCAACAAGTGAAACATGGTTGGAACTTGCTAAATGGATCTCAGACGTATCAGATGATACAGACGAGAAAACAGATGACCAAGCATACTACGACGGGGATGGGGTTGAAGAAACAACAGTAATCAGCGTTAAAGGTGCTTACACATTCGAAGGAACTTATGACCCAGACGATAAGGCTCAAGCCCTTATTGCTGGCATGAAGTACAAAACAGGGGATGATCGTAAGCTATGGCACAAAGTCGTATCTTCCGACAACAAAAAGCAATGGGTAGGAGTTGCAACGGCGACAGAAATCAAAGCTGGATCTGGCGCTGCCTCTGACTATGAAGCGTTTGGATGTAAGCTTTCTTACAATTCAACGCCAAAAGAAACTGGCATTGGTTAATAGCTTTTGATAAGGGCGGGCATTTAAGCCTTGCCCTTTTTTAACAAGAAAAAGGAGTAGAGACATGACAGATATTCAGATTGAACTAAAACGTACAGGATTTCCAGTAAAAATCGGAGAAGTAGAGCTATGGTTTGACACAAGTCAAGAGAGCTTAATGCGATTTTATGACATGGAAGAAGAACTCCAACGCCGTCTTGTCCAATATGAATTGGATGTTGTAACTGCAAATATTGACAACAAAATTGAGCGTGATGGAGTAACAAAAGAAGTAGTTGCTGGGGCTATTGAATTGGAGAAGAAACAGCTTGAGATTCAATATGATTTTATTTTTGGCGATGGTACATTTGACAAGTTGTATTCTGTTTATCCGGATTATAACGCCCTAAATAACGCTCTAGAACAGATTGCAATCATGTTGCATGACAAGTTGGAAGAGGTTGCTGAACAACACAAAACGGTAGTGAAAGAGCGAGCTAGTCACTATTTAAACAAGGGCAAAGTCACTCCAATCAAGAACAACAAGAAACGCAAAAAGAACAAAAAGAAATAGCAGGTAAAAAATATGTCTATGAAATTAAATGATGCTTTAATCACAAATTTTTCTATTGCTGATAAGGAGTATGACATAGACTTGTCTTTTAATAAGGTTCTGGATGTCTTTGAAATCTTGAAAGAGGAGGAAATGACGCATCTAGAACAAGCTCAGTTGATTGTCCATTTGCTAACTGGCCAAGAATTATACGACATCAAAGAGGTTGTAGATTGTTGGATTTACATAAAAGAACATTTTTTAGAAATCGAAAAAGAAACGGTTCAGTATGATTTGCTAGGCAATCCAATGCCAAAGGCAAAAGATGACGAAGAACAAGAAAAATTGATTGATTTTGAACAAGATGCAGAATACATTTATGCTAGTTTTTTACAGGCTTATGGCATCAATCTTTTAAAAGTTCAAAATAAGTTGACATGGACAGAATTTAAGGCGCTTTTGAACGCTTTGCCGGACAGTACAATCATGCAACAGATTATAGAAATTCGTGCCTGGAAACCAGAATATGGTGGGGATAAGAATAAAATGCGCAAATTACAAGCTAAATATAGTTTAGGAAAGGAGGGAGAAGTAAATGGCTGATGGAAAAGTTACCATCGTTGTAGACGTTGATGGAAATAAGGTCAAGGTTCTAAACGATGAGTTAGACAAGACAGCACAAAAGGGCGATAGAGGAAGTGATTCTCTGAAGAAATTTGCTCTAGGTGGCGCTGCCTTTAAATTAGCATCCAAAGCTGTGGATCTTCTGACAGATTCACTAGGAGGAGCTATTCAGCGTTTTGACACTCTTGAGAGTTATCCAAGAGTAATGCAAGCGATGGGACATAGTACAGAAGATGTCACGCGCTCAACTAAGAAACTTGCAGCAGGTATTGAGGGTTTGCCTACGACTTTGAATGAAGTAGTTGGCACAGCTCAACGCCTTACCTCGATTACTGGCGATATAAACAAATCAACAGATCTAACACTTGCTCTTAATAATGCCTTTCTTGCATCTGGATCTTCTAGTGCGGATGCAAGCCGTGGTTTGCAACAGTTTGCTCAAATGCTCTCAGCTGGTAAGGTTGATATGCAATCCTGGAAAACATTGCAAGAAACCATGCCCTATGCTTTGCAAAAGACTGCTGAATCATTCGGTTTCGCTGGTCAATCTGCTCAGAATGATTTCTATTCTGCATTAAAACAGGGAGAACTTACGTTTGATCAGTTCGCCTCAAAATTGATTGAGTTAAATGGTGGTGTTGGTGGTTTCGCCGAGCTTGCAAAATCTAATAGTAAAGGAATTCAGACCTCTTTCGGCAACTTAAAAAATGCAATTGTAAAAGGTGTCGCAAATACAATCAAGGCTCTTGACGATTTAACAACGGCAGCAACAGGAAAAACAATTGCTGAGAATTTTGATGCATTGAAAGTAATCATCAATGCTGCTTTTGGTGTGATTGTCAATGTTATTAAGGCTAGTACGCCTGTTTTTCAGACTTTGTTTAGTATTTTGGGTACTGGAATTTCTGTAATCTCATTTTTGACACCAGTTATTATTAGTTTGGTTTCTGCTTTGGTGGCTATGCGTGCTGCTAACGAAGCTATAACTGCGACAAAAAACTTAATTAATTCCTGGCAAACATTCAAAACAACAGCTGCAGGGGCAATACAGATTATTAATTTAATCACTGCCGCGCAAGCAACTTGTGGGACAGTCACGAAAGCTCAAATGGTGGCCAATCTGGCAAACAATGGAGCGCTAACAGCATCTACTGTTCTTTATGGTGTTTTAACTGGTGCTATTAGCTTACAAACTGCTGCTACTATTGCTGCGACCGCTGCAACAACAGCGTTTAAAGCAGCGCTGACAGCTTTAACTGGTCCGATTGGTTGGATTGTTGCTGGTGTAGGTCTTGCTGTTGGTGCATTGGTAGGGTTGTGGCAATGGCTGACTGCCGAAAGTGAAGAAACAAAACGCCTTAAATCGGAACAAGAGGAGCTAGTCAAGAGCACGGATCAATTAACAGATTCTGTTAAACAAAGCGCAAAAGAACGTCAAAAAAATCTTGAATCTGTAAAAGGTAATACAGAATCTTACCAAAAATTGGCTGACGAAATTGTCCAGTTATCACAAAAAACAAATAAGACAGCAGCAGACAAGAAAAATCTCAAGAAAAAGATTGATGCTTTAAATGCCTCTGTTAGTGGATTGAATCTAGTTTATGACAAAAACACTGATTCTTTGTCTCACAACAGCGACCAAATCAAAGCTCGTATCTCAGCGATGGAGGCGGAATCAACATGGGAGACATCCCAAAAGAACCTGCTTGATATCGAACAAAAGCGAGCTGAAATTGGCGAGCAACTGAAGCAGATTGCAGAACAACGTAATAAGTGGAATGAAGAATCCAATGTTAGCGATAGTGTTCGTAAAGAAAAACTGCAAGAACTCAACGACAAGGAAACTGAGCTTAAAAATACTCAGACAGAATTGCAAACCGAGTACGAAAAAACATCTCAAGTTCAACAGGCGGCATCTGAAGCAATGGCAACAGCTGCTGAAAATGGATCTAATCGACAAGTTATATCATACGAAGGTATGTCTAAAGCTCAACAAAAAGCGGTTGATGACATGCGCTCTAAATATAATGAGTTGCTTGAAACCACAACGAACATGTTTGAACAAATCAAGTATAAGTCAGCTATCAGTGTTGATGAAATGATTTCCAACCTCCAAAAAAACCAAGAGGCGGTTAATAATTGGGCAACAAACCTTAATACACTAGCCGAACGTGGGGTAAACGAGGGGATTTTAGCTAAATTGCAAGCGATGGGGCCTCAAGGTGGATTGTATGTTCAAGAACTTGTTAATGCCTCAGATGAAAAATTGGCAACATTGAACGAAGTCTTTACTCAAGGTGGTGAGTCAGCTATGAATGGCTTAACTGCTGGTATGGATACGGGTGCTTTAGGTATCACAGACAAGATCAAGGGTATCGTACAAAGTCAAGTTTCAAGCTTACAAGAAGAAATTGCAGCCGCTGACTTCCCCGAAAAAGGGAAAAATATTCCTGAAGGTGTTGGTGATGGTATTAAAGCCGGAGCTGAAATTGCAAGTGAAGCTTCTAAAAACATGGCTAACGACATAAAAGAATCCTTTACAAGTGAAATGGATATCAATTCCCCATCTCGTGTTTTCAATGAGTATGGTGGTTTTATCACTACTGGATTAGCTGAGGGGGTAGATAAAGGTACCAATCAACCTGTATCATCTGTTACTAACTTAGCCAATCAAATAAAGAAACCATTTGATAGTTTGCAGAGTGATTTCACGTACATTGGTGAAATGGCAATGGCTGGCTTAAATACTGGATTGAATAATGGTGCTGGAGCCGTTTTGGAAACAGCTAGATCAATAGCAACAAGTGTGAAAGAGACTATCAAAGATGCTCTGAGAATCCAGTCACCGTCTAAAGCGATGCGTGATGAAGTCGGACGATTTATCCCTCAAGGTATCGCTGTTGGTATCGAGGCGGATGCTGGCACTGTTAAAAGATCAATGTTGCGATTAAAAGAAAGCATGATGATTGATACTAGACCAGAAATTGCACTTGGATTAAACAAAAAACTAGGTGCTCAAGTGACTGTTAAACAAAGTAGTAAGCAGACAATAGCTGAAAAAATCAAAGTTACTATGGACAAATCTAGCGAGTTGCTAGAGAAAGCCTTAGATGTTGCTGAGACGGCCGTTAGACGACCAAATGAAATGTACTTAAATGATGGTACTTTAGTCGCTAAAACAGGCGATAGATTCGCAAAATATCAGTCGGAGAAACTAAGACGAGATAACAGAATGAGAGGTATTCTTGAATGACGAAAACGATGGTTTTTAACGGCGTTGATATGTCGCGCTTCATCAAAATCAAGGATATTATTCGCCCGATCGGAAATGAGAGGAGCGTTACATTTGATAACGCCCCCTCTTTGGGCGTAAACATCCAACAAGTGAAGCGTGGTAAAAAGGAGCACACTATCAAGTTTGACATGATTGAGCGTGATGGGGTGGCTCTTGAGCGCCTTAAACATGAATTGGCTGGCGTTTTGAACGTGCTAGAGCCTGTAAAAGTTGTTTATGGTGATGAACCGGACAAGTATTATATGGGGTTGCCAGTTGATGAAATCACCCCAGAAAACTTGACAAGATGGTTTCAACGCTCGGAGTTTAAACTTGTCATTCCTGATGGAGTGGCTCACAGCTCAGCTTACAAAAAGTTTGATAGCATAACTAACGCTACTGTAACAGGAAATAAAATGGTATTTGATTTGGCCAACAATGGAACAGTTCCAGCAAATCCAATCGTAAAAGTCAAGCACAATGCAGATAACGGTTATATCGGTATAGCGAATAATACTAGTTCTTTTGAAATTGGAAATAGCGAAGATGCTTTCACTGAGCCATCCCAAAAATCAGAAATGCTGCTTAACTATCGAGATAATGAGATCTCAAATGGTTTTATTCAAGCGTTAAAAAATCAAGCTGTTACAAACGATAATACAGAGTATGTAGTCGGAACAGCTGAGATGGTGAATCTCTGGGATCGCTCACATATTCGATTGAAAGATTTGCGAGGAGAAACCAAATTACACAACTACGCAACTAGCTTGTCATGGGATATCCCAGCTAATAGCGCTAAAACAACAGGATCATTGGATGACTATTTGTGGTGGAGACAAGTTTTTTGGGCAGAGGCAAACAACCAATACGGTTTCATCAAGATTACTGTATCTGATACAGCAGGTAAGTTTTTATATGGAGTGGAAACTTTTAAACGAAATCTTAGTTCTGATTGTGAATACAACTTTTTTGTAAGCGATGGAAACGGTGGTTATCGTATCTTGGGACGTTGGAGATTTGATGGTACAACAACTGCTGACCGAAATCCTTTCAGCGTGGCCAAAGGATGGTCTGACTTGAAACGTAATGATGACAGAATCCAAGTTTTTTATGGTGGTTCTTACTCGACTTTCATTATTCCGGAGATTAAAGGGAAAAAATCCGCTAGAATCCATGTGACAATAGGGGCATATCGAGATCATCCAATGGTCTCTCATATGTATCTTGATGGTTTTTATTATCGCAAAGACTTTGTTACGCAGACAAGAGATATTCCTAACCGTTTTACGACTGGTTCAAATGTTGTCATCAATAGCGAAGACGACACAGTCTATATTGATGATATTGCAAAAGCAAGCGAGGTTGTAGATGGTTCCCAATGGCTCTCTATCCCTCCAGGTAATTCAAAATTAGAGTTATACTTCTCTAGCTTTATCAAAAAACATCCGACAGTGACGATTGAATTTGAAGAAAGGTGGCTATAATGCTATTAACAATTCATGATGCAAGTTTGCAAAAAGTTGCTTTTGTTGATAACGACAAGCAAAATACGCTTAATTATTACGACGATACTTGGGCAAGGGATTTACCGACAGGATCCTCAACATTTGAGTTCACTGTATTTAAAAAAGCCATTAAATCGGATACTGCGTTATCTAAGGCTTATCAATATCTGAATGAGCGTGCCTGGGTTTCGTTTCGATACCATGGGCGCACCTACCTATTCAATGTGATGACTGTTGAGGAAAACGAGCAGACAATCAAGTGTTATTGTGAAAATCTCAATCTTGATTTGATTAATGAGCATGCCAATCCGTACAAAGCAGAAAGAGCAATGTCATTTATTGAGTATTGCCAAGAAATGGGACTGCTTGGTTTCAGTAATCTTTCCGTCGGGATCAACGAGATTTCAGATAGGCGACGAACTCTAGAATGGGAGGGACAAGATACTAATCTTGCTCGTTTGCTTAGTCTAGCTCATAAATTCGATGCAGAAATTGAGTTTGAGACACACTTGAACGCTGATAGTTCTATCAAATCATTTAGAGTTAATGTGTATCGAGAGAATGATGATAAGCACCAAGGCGTTGGTCGTGTCAGAAATGACATACAGCTAACTTATGGCAAAAATCTAACTTCTATCACTAGAAAAGTTGATAAGACAGGTGTTTTTAATGCGATTAGACCCACAGGTAAAAGGCGTGTTAAAAATGAAAAGGGAGAAGAAGTAGAAGAGGTAGTAACACTTCGAGAGTTAGAGCCTTGGTCTGTAATGAGGGATGGAATCCTTGAATTTTATCAACAGAACGAATCTCTATACGCTCCCATCTCTATGCAAATGTATCCATCTGTTTTTAGTCCAAATACTTTTGACGATCAATGGATACGAAAAGATTTCTCTTACGAGACAGACAATCCAAAAGAATTGCGCCGGTTGGCTTACAATGAGCTAAAAAAACATTGTTATCCTGCGGTGACATATGAAGTAGATGGGTTTATTGACGTTGAGATTGGTGACACAATCAAGATTTATGACAATGGTTTTAATCCATCTCTTATGATTCAAGCACGGGTTTCTGAACAGAAAATTAGCTTTACGAACCCAGCGAGCAATAAAACTACGTTTTCTAATTTTAAGGCGCTTGAGAACAAGTTATCAGATGGCATCCAAGCAGCCTTTGAGCGACTTTTCGAGGCATCAAAGCCATACATTATCAAGTTAGCCACTGATAAAGGTGTCATCTTTAAAAATGGAGATGGCGAAAGTACTGTAACTGCTACTTTGTATAAAGGTGGTAAGCCTGTTGTCGCCGGAGTAACTTGGCGTTGGTCACTCGATGGAAATCTGACAACTGGTATGAATTATCTTGTAAGAGGTTCAAATGTTCAAAAAACCTCTACTTTACTTGTATCAGCTTACGTTGATAATGATAAGGTTGCAAGTGATGAATTATCATTTGTGAATGTTTCAGATGGTGAAGCTGGTCAGAAAGGAGAAGATGGGAAATCAACCGTCATCCACTTTGCATTTTCTGATAATTCGGATGGATCAGATCTTTCTTTTGAGGATAGAAATCAGCGCTATCAAGGTTATTATTCAGACTATGAACAGGCCAATAGCTTAGATAAGACAAGGTATAAGTGGACTGATAGATGGGCGAAGATAAAAGGCGGGACAAGAAATTATTTTAAAGATTCAGCATCGAGGATATTTGCAACAGATAGTCAAGGAACGTTTGACTATCGTACTTATATTGTGGATGAATTTTGGAAGAATGCAGAGCGCTTTAAGAAAGATTTTGTAAGAATTTCCTTTGATATTGCATTCTTTTCTCCTCTTGATTCAGATAAAACTGCTGATGTTCACTTTTCAGCATCGCCTTGGTACTCATATAAGAGCTTGAAATTCAAAGGTGGTACAACTGCTAG